CATTTGTCCAGTGAATAAGCAAAATCTTAGAAATGATTTTGAAAAATATGAAAAGAGTAAGCCATGGTTCCCGGATGAAATAGCTCTTAAAAGAGCTGAAGAAATTATGCATAAACATTACCATAAGTTTTTTATAGGTTGCAAAACCAAAACGTTTGATGAAGCTCTTCCTTATGTAGAGAGAAGTACTTCCCCAGGTCTTTTCTGGAAGGAGCTTGGTTATGCAACAAAGGGAGAAGTGTTAGATGACCCAGAAGCAGTTAAACTGCTTAGACATTTAGTAGAAAGGATCTTAGCAGGTGATGATGTCGAAACTATATGGCAAACAGCACCCAAAGTTGAAATAAGAACGTGCGAAAAAATATTTAACTTGGATCCTGCAAAAAGAAAACAACGCACTTTTATGTGTTGTGATTTAACTACTTATGTTATTGGTCTAATGCTTTATAAAGATTTTAATGATAAGATGTTAGAAATGGCCTCCACTAAAGAGTGGAGTGCCGTCGGGATAAATATGTTCCACGGTGGTTGGGACCATTTAATGCGGATACTACTACAAGGTAATTTAAAAAGATTGTTTTTATGCTTAGATTTGGAAGCAATGGAGACATCTTTAATGCCGAAGATATTAAATGTTTTATATAAATTTAGACATGCACATGTTGATGGCATGGAAAAAGCTAAAGAATGGTTTTATTATAATAAAACTTATTCTAAAGTGATTGATCCAGATGGATGGTATGGTATTAAGTTTGGTGGGAATCCTTCAGGTTGTTACAATACTTTATCAGATAATATATTAGCTTTTATATTCATGCTTATCTATTATTTATGCCGCAAATATGAAAATGATGCGGATGTTTTGGAGCAGATATCTAAACGAATCCTTAAAATAATGGGAGACGATTCTATCTTACAAGACCAGGAGGGTCTATGGGATGATTTGTTTGAGATTGCTCTGGAAATAGGGTTTATATTTAAATATGAAACTCCTCCTCCTACAGGCATATCTGATGCGAAGTTTCTAAATTTTGGTTGGAGAATGCATCCACAATTTGGAATGTATATGCCTTATCCGAATTTTGATAAACTGTTTGCTAGTATATATGCTTGGAAGAAAAGTAATAGTTGGAGACTTACTTTGGCCAAGTGTTATGCAATTCGTGTTTTGGTGTATTATTACGAAGAATATAGAAAACATATAGATGCAATTATACAATATATATGGGAGAAAAAAGAACAAGAATTACGTGCAGAAAAAGATATGGACAAAAAAATTACTTATGCACAACTTTTAACTTTGCATCTCTCACCAGAACAAATGCAATTTCTGATGTTTGGTTTAGAAACCGGTTGTGAACCAATACCAGAACAAATATATGACATAGTAGATGATGTCATATTTGAGAAGCCATATGATTTGTAGTTTAATTAAAAGATCTGCTACAAATATACAGACAGCTTTATATAAGCTGTTTTTAATTTATTTTGTCATGGCTCGAACTAGCAAAACTAAAAGACCTTCAAAAATATTCTTAATGTCTTCTAATAAAAATAACCACCAAAAGAAGACTACACTTTTGTCTGAAAAATATCCAAAGTGGCTTAGACACTTTGTAGATAGAGTAGTTGAGAATTTCAGACATAAAAACCATGGTGGTATGAATCATGGTGATCAAAAGAAACCAGCATTAGATAAGTTAGATCGGTTGTACAAACGACATGATTTAAGATATATCCAAAAGAAATATGATGTTGGAGATAAGGAATTAATACATGATTTATCCACCTATTTAAAAAATCCATACAATTTGTTAGATGGTATGGATACCGGAAGCTTGCCTACCGAAAATTATATGAAAGCCATTTTAAGTGGATTAGCATTCAAATTAAAGAGATCTTATTTGAATGGTCCAGATCAAGATGGCAATGTAGTTCAAGTAGAAGCTGATCCAGAATTAGATGCAATTTTAACTAAAGATTTTTATCATACTGGTTTTCAACATATGGTAAACAGACCACAATACACGAAAGATGAACTTAGACGTATTGCTGCTTTTAGTGATTGGAGAAAAAATATTTGGGAAAATGGATATGATTCCAATCATTATACAGCTGAACAGAAACAAGCAATTAAAGATAATAAGGCTTTTGGTATGCCTTTGTTGAATCCAGATGTTGAATATTATTATACATTTAAACCTAGTAGCAATCATCTTGGAGAGAATGATATTCACCAATTGAAACAAGGAAGATATTTTGTAAATTATCATTTGAACAATGATGAGAGAGATGGTGTTAGTGCTACTCGTCAGAAATTTTATTTAGATTTATATGATCGTTTTTTGAAAACACCGGCAGGGAAAACATTTTTGACAAATGATCCTGATCTAAGTGAGATGAGCAATTTTTTAACTCCGTATGAATTGCAGATTATGAAACAAAATTATGGTCCGCCAGGAGAAGTACATTTCAATGGTGAAACACATCAAGAGATAGTATCTGATTTAGAATATAATAGATTAGCGTTTGACAATATGTTTTTGTTCAATAAACAATTACAGCCTAAATTAGAAATGTACAATGAGACAGAATATGTTCCAAAATATACAAATATTGAAGTTCAACAAGAGGTTAATAGTGCAGGACCCATTGTGTATGGAGCTGGTTTGTATAATTATAATAATCCAAAGAAAAATCTGATGCTTTCAGGCGATATAGAACCTAACCCTGGACCTGATCATAAAAAGAAAGCCAAAATTGCAAAGATGGAAAAAAAGATGGCAAAGAAGGCCATTAAGAAAGCTGCTAAGAGAGAGCGTAAAGTTGGAATGCGACTGGCCCGATCTCCTATAAATCCATTGATAGCAGCTGCTACAATGCCTGTAAGACCTCCAAAACTTAGAAGACAAAATGCTGCGGTTGTAACGTCTGCAGCGCCAAATGCCGTTGGTTTTGGTATGAAGCAGAATAGTAAAGGACCAAGAGTTAGTAAAATGGTTGTATCACATACTGAGTTGTTAGGTGATGTTGTAGGAACTACTCTGTTTAACGTAAATCAGATACCTTTCAATCCAGGCTTAGCAACAACTTATCCATATTTAGCAGGTTGGGCTCAGAATTTCGATGCATATGAAATATTGTCTTTGCGATTTTATATTAGACCTATTGCAGGAACAAATCAAACAGGTGCAATGGAAATGGTGTTGGATTATGATCCTACTGATGCTCCACCTACAAGTCAAGGAACGATGTTTAATATGGATGAAACACAGTTGACGGATGCTTGGCATACAAATGATGCTGTCTTTCATAAAAATAAACAATTTAAATATAAGAAAAATAAATTTTATGTGCGTTCTGGTAATAATTTGGTAGGTCAAACTTTAAGTGATTGTGATTGTGTG